TTGCCAGAGCAGGTTTTTCTGCAAGCTGAGCCACAGGCGGAACCGGTGGTCTTGATTAGCAGGTGTGATTTTGCAAATTCTCTCATGCTTTCAATAGTCTTTGCGCTCTGTTGATCTGGGAACATGGGATATACATGACGCAATCCCTTGCCGATGAGCAGCTCCGTTGCAATGCCCTTCTTTTTATGTAGAACAAGGTTACAAGATTAGTTAGTCTTTCTGATCTCACGAAGGTTGTCCGCCAGTTCATCAATCGTCCATTCGTCGTGCCAGTCAATAACCGGCATTTCTCCCTCAAAGCGCATACGGAGTATCGGGAAAAGTATGTAAGGTAAGCAACTTTATCTCGTGCGTCGCCTAATCAAAGAAAAAGCAGAGGAGCGAAGTTTCCAAAGTACCGAACCGGCACAGACGGACTGCCGCTAATCATCCGGTTTCCTTCAAAATTCACCTTGCGGTGATACCCTTGCCCTCGGCTAACGCATCCTACTGTCGAGCGGGCAATGGTCGTTCATCTTTCAAGCTATAGTTTGAAGATGGGCGGT